CCATTTTTCTTACTAAAGTTTAGACAAAAATCAATCTGCTTACCTTTTATTTCATAAGTAGTAACTAATTTTTCCATCTCACAACTAATAAATTGGTTATTCTCATAATATTCTTTAATATAAGACATATAAACATTGGTTATCTGTCGGCACATTGAAGTTATTGAGAATTTGCTCTGTTTTCTGCTCATTTTAAAGCTGTTTTTTCAGTAATACAAAGATACGCAAATAGCATTAAAGTGCAAAATTTAATGCTTAAAATTGCGTTAAAATGCAAAAAAAAGACTGCAATCTTAACGATTACAGTCTTTTTAATTTTAAAAGGATACTACTTACTTGGTAGATTTAGCTGCGGCAATAGCTGCATTTTTTTCTTCTACTTTGTTAAGTAGTTCAAATCCCAATAGTCCAGATATAGGGTTTGTATTATCACCGCTACCCTGTATGAGTATTTCAGGGATAATCTTAGTACCGTTCTTACCAATTTCTTCGATTACTTTGAACTTAGCAAAGTTGTCGGCGCCCATAGCTTTTACTTGCTTTTCATAAGCTTCGGCAGTTGCAGTACCAATTGCTTGTATCTTAGATGCTTCGGCAGCACCAGTTACAGTAATTTTATTAGCTTCTGCTTCTGCTGCCAATTTTACTGATTTAGCCTCACCCTCAGCAGCTTTTACAGCGGCATCTGCTTTCTTAGCGGCGATATTTACAGACTGGTCGGCAGTTACGATTTGACCCTGCATGTTCGCCAACGCTGTTTCACTTTCTAATACTTGGCGCACTTTTTGTGCCTTCATCTCACTTTCGTATGTAATCTCTTGCTCTTGTGCAATCTTACGGTCAGTAAGTGGCTTCATCAATTCAGTTGGTGGTACAATATCACCAATAAGCGTATCAACAGCATTAACATTATACTCTTTTAATGCGTTAGATATTGTAGCTTTTGCTTCATTTTGGCGGTCAACACGAGAATTAAGGAAGTCAATAACACCAGATTTTTGTGCGCTGTTACGGAAGTAGTTACCAATCGTAGGTTCAAGAACTTGAGATACAAGGTTTTCAACAGAACCAAAGCGAGCAGTTACATACGGTGCTTGTGTAGATGGTATGTGTATGATTTGCGCAACATCGAGATTGAATGGGAAACCTTCAGATGAACGAACTGTAATAGTAGATAGGTTTTTGTCAAGATTATGACTTTCGTTCTTGGCATCTGCCCAGTTAAGCACAATGTTTGTCGTAGGTATATTTTGTACTTTATGTGTTTTAGTATTCATAGGATACTTACCTGGGTCAAGCACTTTTCTCCATACACCCTTTTCGCCCTCAGATACAATATTACCATGTTTAAACTCATCGCCTGATACATCTTTACCTTCTTTACCCACAAAAGAGATAACGACACCAACAGAACCAATCGGCACAACTGTCATATCAACTACATCAATTCTGACAGCCCACATATTTAACGAGTAAGAGCCTGATAAAATAGGTTGTACCTGCAAACCTCGTTGTCCACCATTTAATACGAACTTATCAAAGTCTTGATAGTTGTTGTGTTCACCTATATCTTCACCGGCAATCTGCCCTTTACCAAGTGGAGCACCATCAAGTGCAGTAATTATACCTACTTTATCACTTGGAATAATAATGATATCTTCTATCGTTATATTAAATAATAAAGTATTGATACGATATACACCATTTGCAATATAGCGCCTTTGCTTACCTTTTTGCCCATTGTTACTAAGAAACGCTCTACCATCTTGGTAATTATTACAATCAACGCTTTGTGCTAACATAGCACCCATTGGTAATGGAGAACCATCTTTTGCTTCAATAAGTCCAATTTTCCCAATTGGTATTTCTATAAAACTTTGAAAGTTTATTGAATATTGCCATACCCAATAGCACCAATAAATACCAGGAGCAAGTGGGTCAACTTGATAACCTGCTTCGCCGTTAAGCGCAACAATTCGTCCTTCGGGTAGTGTTCGATTAGTTCCGAATAAGACGAACTTTTTAATCACTAAACCGATTTTATCTTCGGGAATGATTACCATCCCGCATAGAACCCGCAGGATAAATTTGTAGAATACGATTGCAATAATTGGCATGATTGCCCACCAGTAATGTGCTAATGTTTGTAGCATAGTTTGTTTTTTGTTTTTTGTTAATAATAATTTGAGATACAAAGATACGACTTTTTTTTGCAAAAAAGAAGAATAATTCTGTTAAATTTTTTTAACAAAAAAGTCGCCATTTAAAGCGACTTTTTTGTTAGTTTATCTTTACTAAGTGGTCAACAGTTGAGGTAGAATACACAACACCATCACAAAAGTCCACTATATAAACATAGTTTGGCTGTTTTGATGTGTCTATGGCGTAATATAGAGTGCCATTAACTCCATAAGAGTGAAAAGTGCAGTTAGGGCAGACTTTTTTAACTCCTATCAATCGTGTTTCGTAATCAGCATTAAATCTTTTACCACACGAGGTGAATAATAAGGCTAATAAGCCTAATGTTAGTAGTTTTCCCATATTTTAAGAAATTGTTCCAAATTTAGTTTCGAGATATTGTTTAGCTTCTACTTCTGAATTAAACTCACCATTATGTGGATAATCCTTAAAATCTTTAGAAGATAGATTTTTTGGATTTGCTACACAATATGTAAATAAATCATCGAAGTAATTACAATTAGGATCAATTTCATGCCACTCACAACATTGTTCTGGGTCCCAGGCAATTATCCATTTTGTGCCGTCTTGTTGAATTAAGAATGTACCATAATCAACAGATTCGTATTCAATTATATGTCTTGGCATATTATTTGCTTATAAAGTGATAAGAATATAAATAACCACAATCTTCATCATAAATACTTTCTTCATGGAAGTATTCTTTGGCTTGCTCAAGTATTGTGGCATCAAGTTGTTTCCAATAACCTATACGCAAGAATGGATTATTGCTCATTTTTATTTGTATTTCAAATTCACCATTAAGTAAATTTAAAAGCTTTTTGTAACCATCAGTGCGCTTAGGAAAATGTTGCTTAAGTGTATTACATTGACTACACATTATTTGAAAATTCTCCATATTATTTTTACCACCTAATGCTTTAGGTACTATATGGTCAACACTCAATGCAATATCATCATCAGTATATAAATCCCAGTGCATACCACCACCGCCATCTTTACCTAAGCATAATTTACTACCAACTACACCACAACAAACACATGCAGGATTTATTACTGCAAGTTCAGCAATAGCATGTTTGCGGCTAAAACCTTTCTTAGAACTATGTTTCTGTGGTAGTGTTCTGATAAACTCTACGCCTTCTGGTATAGAAAGTGTTTTAACTATAGTATAGCCAAAATTCTTGATATTGGTAAACTTTATTTCTTTTTTCATTGTTAGTATATATTATACTTTTTAACAAAGCGGATTTTATGAGTATTGTCAGATATAGTTTGAACCATTGCAACTAATCCTTTAGTATTATCTTCGTAAATATCTCCTATTTTATAGTAGTCGTGAAGATATTTATTTACCTGTTCTATATCAGAATTAATTAAAATACGATCATATTCAACACAAATATCATTTGTATTGAATATAAAAATATTGGCAACATTAGTATCTATAATTTCTTTAATAGCTTTTTTGCCATTAATAGAAATTATACCTTTATTACCATTTGTAGTAGAATTAATTTCCGAATAGCTTTTACCAAGATATAATTCTTGGCAGAAGCTATTGGAAAATGTTAAAGTCAATAAAAGTAAAAGTAAATATTTTTTCATAAAATTATCTTGTCATTTCGTGAGGACTAAAACCAGCAAGGTCCCAATCAATATCTTCAAAGTCAATACGTTCACGTATAATTGTTTTACCAGGATGAGCCTTAGCAACTTTTTTGTCATAAGTTAATAATCCAGTATCGCAATGGCGTGAAATCCAAGAGCCATCAGTTACGCCATCATAAACAGCAACTTGCATACCTTTGCGAAATTTTTCATCTGTGGTATACATTGGTCTTACTATGACCTTTACAAAAGCATCAGGGCAAAGTTTAGATATGTCAAGTTGTTCAACCAGTATTGCTGTATCTTGTTTGATAACAAAATGCTGGAATTTTTCATAGAACCAGTAATCATCAGATTCATATACATGGATATAATAACCCCACTGCTGTAGTTTAGCAATTTCTTCTTTTGTAAACCAGTTAAATAAAGAATCAAGTTCAGGTGTAGCTGATAAGTAGCCAACTATACTTTCGTCAAAATCCATAGCTAATGATGAATTTTGGCAGAAATTAAATGAACTATGTATATGTCCAGTAAAATTACCAGAAAAATCATACCACAGTCCTTGATGTGTTTTCGTGTTGGAAACACGATAAAATCTTTTCATAATTTTATAATTTATACACAAATATACAACAATTATTTTTAACAGCAAAAATCAAAAAGTTAAGATTTTGTTAAACCTTTTCATCAAAGAATACCTCACAATGATCTTTTGAATACATACCTGTTATACCAGAGCGAGCTGGTTGATTAATTGAGTGTGTTGACATATCCCAAGAATCACTTTTTTCACCATAACGATGTTTCAAACTCATTTTAGCAAATGCTTTCTGCCATGCTTGAATAGAAGTTTTTACCCAAGAATTATTCTCCGCAATTATTTCTTTTCTATCAGTATATTCAACTAAATGATGCCAAATATTACCTGTCTTTTTATAAAATTGTTTTCTTTTTGCAGAAAGTGCCTTTTTTCTTCTTTTAGCATGATTATCCCAATCTTTATCAGTTAAATGACTCCAATCATATTTAGGATCACCATCTTCCCAAGTTCCAACAAGATTTCCTTTTAGCGGCTTAGGCATAGTACCAGGCTGATAAACATCCATAGACCCCAATAAAAAGAACTCTTGTGCGCAAAGTGGCATAGCATAAAATCCCTTAGTAGTAGGAGGCGAATGGAAAGTATCAGATTTTCTAAATCCTTTTTGTCTTTTAATGTTAATACCACCAAAACGAACAAATATGTTTAAATTTTTACCTTTTAACATAATTGAAATTCTTTAATAAAGTCTGCCCATAAATGGTTGCCTTTGCAAGTTATACCAGTATGCTTTCTGTTTATCTCTGTGCATTTTTTACCACCACAAGTA